GGGTGCCGCTACGCTGCTAAATGCTAAGGAGATCCTATGTCCACACTTCCCATTAACGAGCATTTTAACGAGTCGATCAATACACAGAGAATTATTACAGTGGGTAATAACCCACCAACTGTGCAAATCGTTCCGTTTCTGCGTCGTCGCTACTGGCACATTAAACCTGCCAGTGTCACTGTTCCCATTTTAAATGGGTTCCGTGCTGCAACGGGATGGAATCGTAGGGTCTTCAAAGCAGTGTCTTCATCTACAACTGCATCGTTTATCGCGTACGAAGGTACTCCGTCAGTGACAACTGATACGTATCTAGATGGCAGCCTATGGACATCTCTAATAGAGATGCCAGACTATCCGGGCCGCTACAGCTTAAGTGGTTCAAGCTGGAGTGAGCTCGAGATAAGGGCGCTCAACAATCTCAAGGGACAGAATGTTAGCCTCGGCGTTGCATTTGCCGAGCGTAAACAGACTGTTAGGCTCTTCACGTCTAATTTAGCTACAATTCGTGGAAGCTTGGCTCGTTTTCAACGAGCTAATCCGAAGGATTGGCGCACTGTGAAGCGTATGCTTTACAGTGGTAACCTGCCTCGCGCATCGTGGAAGAACATTCCGAAACGATGGTTAGAATTGCAGTATGGGTGGTCTCCTCTGTTGGCCGATATTCTTGGGTCTTGTAAGGCCCTCGAGAAGGCAAATAAAGAAATTGGACGGCTCTATGCCGTACAGGCGGGTGGTAAAAAAGTCGTCCACGTTGATGCTAATTCAGCAACTTCGATGGGAACTCTTTACCGTACTTACAAGTATGATATCCGCTACCAGGTTAAACTCTGGTACAAAATGCGGAATCCTCTTCTTGCTGAGTTAAACTCCTTGGGTTTAGTCAACCCTGCGAGTATCGTCTGGGAGAAAGTCCGCTATAGCTTCGTTGTCGATTGGTTTGTACCAATCGGCGGCTGGCTTAGTGCGATGGATGCGGACCTCGGGTACGATTTTGTTCAAGGTATCCGGTCTGATATGCAGCGTATTAGTATGGAAGTGCGGAGGTTCGTTCCTGGAAAGCCCTATGGGCCAACCACACGATTCGTCGGTGACAGCCCAAGAATATCCTGGGAAGCAGTCGACTTCATCCGCACCAAATACGGTGGGTCACCAGTCCCGGGCCTCTACTTTAAGAGCCCATTCTCTGCTGGTCACATCGCGAACGCACTGTCGCTATTGTCCCAGCAATTTCGGAGATAGGAATAATCCTATGGCCGCACAAGCAAACCTTACCTTAAACACTAAGGTGTACACCCCCCGCGGTAAACAAGGGGACGTCGCTTCATGGGCACTTGTCGGTGATGCAACCTTTGGCGGTGGAAGATCCAACGTCACAGAGAGCGTCCGACTAGACCGGAAGTCAGGTATCGAGCGTATCCAGTTTATTCTGGCTGCGCCGAAGCTTGCTACAGCC